GAGACGCGCACCTGTTCCACGCGCAGCGTCTGACAGCCGATGTCCCCGAGCGGCTTGCGCTGGCCGGGACGTTCTCCGAGGCGCTCATCCCACGGGCCGCGATCCGGTCCCCAGTGGAGATGCCAGAACGCGAGGCCATCAGTCTGCGCCCAGAAACACGCCTCTCGCGCCACGCGCATCATGTTCTGTTGCTCGTGCTGGTACTCTAGCGCCAACTGCTGCGCCTGCGCCTTGCGGCGATCTTCGGGGTCCTGCGTCGTTGGGGTGACGCTAAATCCCGGGCGCTGGTCCATCATGATCTGGAGGCGCTGGTCGAGCGCCTTGTCCATCATGTTGTAGACGACACGAGCGGCGTCACGGGGGCGCGACGGTTCGCGCCACGGGCCAAGGCCCTGCGCCGAAATCCACTGCTGCCCCGCACGGAACAGCCGATTGCGTTCAACGAGGTGCAAGTGCATCTGCACGGCTTCGCGCCGGGAGTCCCACAGGCTCCGGCACCACGACGCCCACGCAGGCATGTCATCTCGCAGCGACGGATCAGCAAGCGGGATGTCGTAGCCGTACAGTGCCCGGACCAACGCCGCTTCGCGCTCCGACAGTGGTTCGCCCGTATCTTCCGGAGGATTGGGAGCGACTTGTTCGTTTGGCGAAAGCGGGTTGTTGGACAGTCCTTCCAATGCCCGGGCGAACTCATCTTCGAGGACGGCGCCCGTGAACGCATCGTTTTCCAGCGGTGGCATTGTCATGACTTAGTCTCTCCGTCCCAAGCCCATCGCGGCTCTGACCTTGTTCCAGTCCTTGTATTGCTCGTGTTTTTCGCGGATCACGCGGATCAGTTCTTCCTGTGCCCACGCTTCGTTCTCCTGCATCGCCACCGCCACCAGATCGTCCGGTATTTCTGCGGCAGACGGGACGACCGGCGTGTCCTGTCGCAGAAGGGGTACCTCTTTCCGCATGCGGGTCACTTCTTCCCATGACGACGCCAATCGGTGGACCGCAAACAGCAGCGATCCACTTACGATCAGCGCAACCAGCGGGGCGTCGGTCACAGTGCGGCGTAGCGAACCGTGACGACCGGCGATCCGCTGGTGTAGGCGCTGCATCGCGCCCGGATTCCTGCGTATCCACCCGTCGAGGCGCTCCACGCCCCTGCGGCAGTCGCCGTTGACGCTGCCGTTCCGCTGTTCGAGGGGGTCATGTTGAAGGCCACCCAGTTGGTGCCGTCTACCGTCACCTCAAACGTGATGGTGGCGGACAATGCCCCCACAATCTGCACCGCGACGTTGCCGCTTGACGGCAAACCCAGCACGGTCGCTGCATCGTTCTGCGCCGCCACGGTTACGGCGGCGGATTTCAGCGTTCCTCCCGGCATCAGTCACACTCCCACGCCCTAAGGCTCTTGTTAATGCGCGAATCCGGGTCGTTGGCCGTCTTGGCGCTGGTTAGTTTCTGCTTCATCCCCTTCATCCGCTTGCAAAACGCAACGCGGCGCTTGGCACTCGTCTCAGACTGCGCCGCTTCGGCCTTTTTCACCGGCGGCTTGATGTCTTTCCCCGCAGCGCGAAGCGAAGCGCGGCCTTTTTCGTTCAGGCCACCCTCGGGATTCTTCCCTTCGGCTCGCTGCCATGCTGGGGACTTAGCCATCAGTCGTCCTCGTATTCTTCCTCGTCGTCCATCTCCTCCGACTCGTCGCTTTCGCCCTTGAGCAGCGCGAGTTCGGCCTTGAGATAGCCGATCTTTTCTTCGAGCGCGGCGATCTTCTTCGCCTTCGGCATGCCTGCGCCCTTCGAGGCGTCCAGTTCCTCGCCCAGCGACGGCCCACTCGACGGCGGCATCTTCTTGTCGCCCATCTTCGGCTTGCCAATGGCGATCATAATGGACATGCCCGGGCCTTTGCCCATCTCGCCCTTGCGCTTCGTCGCCATCCGGCGCTTTGGACCGCGCTCGCTCTTGGCGATGACGGCATCCATCCCACGTTCGGCCTTCTTCATCACCATCCTCCCGGCAGTTGCGATACAAAGTCACCAGAGACCGCTCTCCGCGTGTTATCCACATATCCACCGGAGTTATCCACACTCAGATTAGGGTCATCCGTCACAAGGCGCAAGCCCGGAGGCGCATCGGGGACCACGCCTTGCACCCGATCCCAGCCGTAGAGCGCCAACGCGAGCGCCATGACCCCGTCATCGTGGAATCCGGTGGGCGCTTCGTAGCGGACGCCGGTCGCGGTGTACATGAACTCGAACGATTCCAACTCAGACGTCAGCCATCCGTCCGGGATGCGGAGTTCGTTGCCCTGAAACGCGGCAACGAGCCGCTGCATGAGGCGCAACTTGCTGGGTTGGGTGAACACATGTGGGGTCACATCGACCCCCATGACCTGCAAGTCGGCCACAATCGCGTCGCCTACGCCGGTCGCGTCCGCCACGATAGGCGTTTGGCCGACAATGTCTCGCACCTTGGCCTTCGTCGCGGCCCACGGCGCCTGCCAGCGGTCGAGGAAGGCCACTTTCCGGTAGGCGTCTAGGCCAACGACGACGGTAAAGTCCAGCGAACGTGCCAAGTCCACGCCGTAGACGACGACGGGGTTGGTGCTGAGGGGCGCCACCGACTGACGGATTGCGTCCAACCCGAAGGGATTGGCGCCGTCGTCGGTCGGGACCCCCTCGAACTCCTGCGCGAACACCTCCGGTGGCAGTTCACGGCGAGCCGCTTCGACTTCTTCCACCGGGATGTACGGGTTGTCCATCGTCTTAGCGCGAAAGCTCGCCCAGTCCGGCTCATTCGGATCGTTCCCCCGGTTGAACAGCACGACAAACCCGTGGCGCCGCCCTCGTGGCGTCCCCAAAAACAGCCCGTGCCCCGACAAGTCTACCAGTGTTGGGCGGATGGCTCGCTGCCAGAGGTCCAGTAGCTCCGGCACGATCCCCGCCTCGTCGATTACCGCGAGCTTGTACTTACGGCCAAGGCCCGGGTCCGGCGTGTCCATCGTCCACATTTCGATCACGCCGCCCGTAACAAGTTCGATGCGGCGCTCTTGGTCGTTGGATCGGCTAATCACTGGCTGCAACCGCTGAAGCAACTCGCGCCACACCTCCAGCACATACTTGTACGTCGGCGCAAACCAGCCCACCGGATGCCCCGCCAGCGCCACATCGCAGGCTTTCCGGACCCCAAGCTGCGTTTTCCCAAACCGGCGCCCACACATCACGACCTTGAACCGTGCGGGGTGGTTAACGATCTCAACCTGCCCCGGGTGTTGGCGCTGGAGGCGCACGACCGCCTCGGTCGTCCCGCCCTTTGGCTTTGCTTTCACGGCCATCAGCCGAATCGCTCCCGTACCCGGGCGCTGGCGATGGCATCGCAGACCGCTTCGACTAGCTCGTAGTTCATCCCGTTCGAGAGTCCGGCGTCGTCCAGCGCGACGTGGCACAGTTCGTGAAACAGGACGCGCCACTGGTGCCGCTTGGTCGCGGTCTTGTCGAGCGTGATGGTGCGCGTTGCCTCGTCCCAGATGCCCCAGCACTCATCCCCATCGGGGTGCTTAATCTTGGGCGACAGGACAACCGTGACCTCTCCGGCAGGGGCCATGAGGGTCTTGGGCAGCGCCGGGAATCTGACGGAGCGTTTAGGCGAGGGCATTAGAGGGGCTGCGCTTTGACGGTTTTGCCCAGCGCCGCGATAGACGCTTGGCCACGAACGACGTTTACCAGTTCGACGCCATAGAGTCCGGCCTCCTCCCCGTGGCTGACAATCGCAAAGCCGTTTGTCCAGTTCGGGGCGGAGACATAACTCGGGTTGAGGTCGCACATACACCCGATTTCGTAGGCCCGACGCACCTGTTCTGGCCGTGGCCCGACCGCCGGGATACGCTCTAAACTACTGCCCATGCGGTGGGTATGGCTATGCATCACGCTGCTATGCCACTTCTCGGCATGCCCCCGGGCGGAGTAGGCGGCGTGTTTCCGCGCCATGTCGCCGTGGATGACCAGTAGCTCGTCCGCGATGAGGACGTGGTCTTGGAGGCGGATCGGGCACCACTCCGGGTAGAACCATGTGTCGTACCGGAGCAGGGCCTCGGCCTTGGGGTGCCCATAAAGCACTGGCACACGGTCAGACAGGTAGCGGTGCCACCGGCTCGCCGTGCCGTTCCCGCTGTGGTTCGCCTCGGTCTCGACGATGTCCATGTTCCACGCCGCGCTGATTTCTCGCGCAAGGTGCAGGAACTTGTGGAACTCGGTGACTTCTTGGCGCAGGTCCCATGTGTACCGCTGATCCTTCGGGTACCGGCTGACGGCCAGCAGGTCCACGGTGTCCCCGTTCAGGATCAAGCGGGTGGGGCGCAGTTCCGCCATCGTTTCCAGTAACACGGAGATGGCCGCGTTGCTCTGGGCCGGGAAGTGGAAGTCTCCGGC